CCCTTGCCGTCCTGCGCAACCTGTCCGACGTGGACCGTTCGGGCCCCATGGGCCGCAGTACCGCTTACATCTACCGGCGGCTGATCTGACATGGGTGCCGCTCTCCGTCAGGGGCAGGTCGTCAAGTTCCGTCGGCGCAACCGGACTGAGCGCATGCGGTTGCTAGAGGACGCTCCCGAGCGCGTCAGGGACACGGGTACGTATGTGACCCTGTACGGCTACAGGACCCGCGCGGACGGCTCGCCCACTCATGTCCGGCCGGTTAGCCGGGTGCTGTTCGCCGCCGAGGTTGAGATCATCACGGGGGCGGGGCGATGAGTAGCGACCCCACGGATTACCGGAGAGAGATCAACCGCGATCTTGACCCGGACGAGTACGAAGCGGTGATGTTCAAATATGCGGGCGGCCAGAAATGGCACGCGGTTGCGGGGAAAGCCCTGTCAGCCGCGATGGGAGTTCGCCCCGGCACCAAGACGATGTGCGGCCGGGGCAACCTCACCAGCGCAGAAGTCATGTGGCAGCGCTGGGTGCTGCAAGTCCTCAACCGCTGCCACAGGTGCGAGCGCGCCATTGCGGCACATCCCGAGCAACCTCATGAGACGGATTACCTAGAGGGGGCACAGTGACCCGCTTCCCGAGACTCGCGGGGCTGGCTGAGGTAGCCAGCCTTGCAGGCAAGTCGCGTCGCCGCGCATGGCAGATCACCCGCGAGCGCGGCTTCCCCGAGCCGGTGCAGACCCTCGCCATGGGGCCGGTATGGCTTGAGCGTGACGTCCAGAAGTTCCTCAACCCCGAGAAGGAAACCAGTGATGACAAGCGATAAAGGCACCACGCCCGCCATGTACTTCGGTTTGCGCAAGTACCCGTTCCATCCCGGCGCGACCGCCGAAGTGACAGGCATCACCGGCAAAGGCCGCCACAACCAGCGGGGCCTGATGGTTGTCACCTACCCGGACGGAACCACGAAGACAGCAACACTGACGAACCTTCACAACGTGAAACGCGGCATCCGGTTCGCTGCCAAGTTCAACGCCCAGTGCGGGCAGATGGGAAGCGTGTGATGAACGGCTACACGCTGGCTGGCGCTAGCCCCGCCCTACCGCTTCCGCTGCGGCCTTCACATTCCCGGTCTGCGCGATCAGGAACGGCCGCCGCCCCGGCTGCTGCGGTGTACCAGGCAAGTGCAGGGCGCACACCTCGTCCCCGCCTGTGATCGTCACCCCGTCCATTACGGGCGGTGGTGGCGGCACATGGTCGGGCAGGAACCTCACCGGGTCAAGCTGCCCGCACCGGGGGTCCGCCCGGTCGGTGATCCCGGCTTCGGCCATCGCCACAGCGAGCGCGTCGCTGACGTCTGTGGCGTTCGCCGCTTCCCACTCGACGCGGGCAGTCAGGCATTTGCAGCAGTGCCGCTGCACCCGTACGGGGATGGCTTCCAGTACGGACGCGAACGCGTTGCCGATCACTTGCGGCAGCATCTCCGCGAACAAGGGCACGAGTTGCTTGGCGACCGCCGCACCGATGAGAGCGCCAGCGTCCGGCTTGAACGCTTCCCCGTTCGACTGGGCACGCGCCGTAGTCTCGTCTGTCACAGTCAGTCATCATGCCAGATGGGAGGCGGAAGGCGGGACCGGCCACCGGATGCTGCTGTGAAACCCTTTACGCCGGGTTGTGACCGGCGACCTCCCCTTACCGGTGACTCGGCCCCCCGTGATCACGCCACATCCTCCCGTACGGCTGGAAGATGTGCCCGGTAAACCGCGAACGCCTCATCTGCGTCCCACCGGTTGCGGACCTCGAGCACTGGAAGGCCGCCGCGTTCACGGCAGTTGCAGGACACGACGATGCCGGGACCGCCCGCGACGAGCCGAATCACGATCTGATGCGGCAGCGAGGGGTTGCGCATGGTCACCTTGCCCATACGGATCATGATGGCAGGTCAGGCCACATCCTTCGCAAGCAGAGCCGCCACGTCTTCGGCGCGCAGAGGACGCTCTGGTTCCGTAGACGGCTCAAGCGCTGGCTGGGTGCCGGGGATCTCGTACGGTGTCTCACCGTCAGGATCAGGGTCGCTCACAGGCCACCCCGCTTCCTCGTCACACCCGGCGCAGACGCTGATAGCGGTACGGTACGTCTCCCCGTCGCTGATGGTGACAGTGAACGGGACGCGGGCACGGCACTGCAGACGGCACACCTCGCACCACAAGCCGGTCGCCGGCACGCAAGGCACGAGATGGGCGGTCTTGCCGGGAGCGAGCACACCGCCGGGTATCCGTGGCATGCACGCTCCCGGTGGCTCTAAGCCGGGGTGGTGCCCGTCACCGGGTCCGCGGCGGTGAGACCAGCGACCTCAGTGTTGATGTCCGTAACCACGGCCTCGATGGCGGCCGGGTCGGTGCCCGCGTTCGTCAGCGCTGTCGCCACATCGGTGAGGAACGTGGCCACCTCGGTCTTCAGCGCAGTGTCGGCGGCCTGCAGATCAGTAAGAGCGGACATGATTTTCTCCTCGTTGGCGATGATCGTGGCAAGGGATGCCGCGATGGTTTTCAGGACTGCGGCATGGTCACCGGGACGGTCGAAGTGGATCAAACGGCCTCCCGGTGCCCCAGACTGCTGCCCGGCTTCGGCTTCGGCTTGGGCTTGCGGCGTGACGCCCGTTTCGGCTTCCCCGCACCGAGGGCGTCGCTGAGTTTCGAGTCGATGCCAGCCATCCACGTAGCGACATGCTGGCAATGGCACGGATGCGGCCACGGCGAGTCGTCGTCCTGGTCTGTGGAGTCCGGGGAATGCACCGGGAACCGTTCGTCCATCAGTCCCGGCTCAGGATCAGCGCCAGCCTCAGCGGGTGAGATCAGGGCACGTTCAGGGTGTTCACCGCTGGTACGGTCCGGTGTGCTGCCGGGGGTGAAACCTCCGCTGCCGTCTCGGCTGGCCATGCTGCCTCCTCGGCGTCGTCGTGTGAGTGTTCCGGGTACTGCCGGTCGTGGAGCTCGTCCCATGGGCCGGTTTCCGTCTTCACCCGCCCCACATAGGCGTACGGGGACTGCCCGGCGTCCAGGTAGGCGAGAGTGCGATGATGGCCGTCGACCACAATGTCTTTGCTGCGGCCCGGTGTCCGGACGTACACAGCGGGTTTGAGTTCGCCGCCGGCCTGCTGCTTGCGTTTCAGCTTCGCCGCGAACCCCGCCGTACGGCCATCATGGGAGGCGGCCCACTTGTCCCGGTTCGCCGTGTCGATGTGGTCCGGGCCGACACGCATCGGCCCTTCCCATTCCGCTTCCCGTACCCAGGCGATGGCTTCGGGCGGGAAGTCGCGGGCGAGCTGGTCGTAGACGGCCCGCCCGGTGACATCCGCTGACGGTGCCGTCTCCGTGACCGGCAGGCGTTTCAGTGCTTCACGCAGGCGCCGCTGATAGGTGGCCATCTGCCTGGCGCGCAGTGTCTCAGCGGGCAGGGTGGGCAACTGGCCAGGTGGCTGCGCTGCGTCAGCGCCTGCGAGCGGCTCACCACCGGGCGGGGTTTCCCCGGCAGCGACACCAGGTGCGCCCATCCCCGCCACTGTCGCCTTGGACATGGCGGCCATGTCCTGCCACAGCACCAGGTTCTGCCTGTCAACCAGGACCGGATCGTCACCGCCGTCGACCGGGCCCTCACCGATCTCAGCGCGGTACTTGTTCAGCGTCCACGCCCCGTTGCGGAGGCGCTCGTCGCGGATGTCCTCGACGACCTTGGAGTCCCGGTAGTCAACCTCGGGGAACTTCAGGTGCCAGTCCTTGACGCCGAACCCTTGCACGGCGATGCAGAACTGGAGCTTCTCGATGACGAGCTCGCCGATCGGGTCGCACGTGTCGATGTGATAGGACCGGTCCTGGGATTCGCCGGTTCCCCCGCCGATGTTGCCCGACTCGATGATCGACACCTTCGAGGGCGGCACGCCGTAGCAGCTGATCGTCTCGTCACGGGCCTGGTTTTTCGCGGCGAGAACGTCGGAGACCTTGCCTGACTGCAATTCGTTGAGCTTGCCGCCACCCTTGGTGGTGATCGGCCGGCCGATGTTCTTGACGCCCAGGTTCCCGGCCGCGTATGAGTCACGCCACTTGCGGATCTCCGGCTCCGCCATCGAGGCGGGCAGATCCGCGTGGACGTTCGCCGGCAGTCCCTTGCGGGCCATCTCCTTGCCGCACGCGGCGAAGAACAGCCACGACGTGATCGGCAGCATCGCGGCCTGCGTCGGTGAGACGCCGAACACGCCGGGCCGGGCTGCGTCCAGGCTTATGTGAATGATCTCTTTGGGCTCGAATGTGGCCCGCTTGCCCGTGTCGGTGACCTGCACGTAGCCAGTCACGACGCCGTGCTCGTCAGCGAGAGGGGTGGTGGTCGGGCAGTCCTGGTTGTAGATCGCCACCGGGATCTTGCCCCACCACACGACCTCGATGAACGCGTCACCGAACACCTGAAGGTCGGCGATGACGTTGCGGAGGATCTGGCGGATGTCGTTGACCGGGTTGCAGAACTTGATGAAATTCTCGAGCGCCAGCACTTCCGGGGGCTTGTCCGGGGCCTCTTTGTCGCCTTCCCCGTCGTCGCCGTCCCAGTCCACGACCAGGCCGCCCGCCGTGACCGTGCGGGAGATGGCGGTCACGCAGGCCCACGACCACGGGCAGGAGAGGTACGCCTCCCACAGCTCGCGGAGGGTTGAACGGCGGTCCGTGGACGTACTTGCGCCCATGGCCGAGTTCGTGTCGTTGAGGCCGCCCTCAGGGATATCGTTTACGTAACCGCTTCGTTGCACTCTGCTAGCGGGCACGTTGTTCGCGCTGGTGGCTACCGTCTTGCTAGCCTCGGTGACCGTCTCCGCAATGTCCTCGCTGCGGGCCGACCGGTAGGCGGCGGGCACCTGGCCGAAGATTGTCTCGGCCTGGTGGCGCGCTTCCGCCAGCCCTTCACCGAGGGACGTGGCGGCTCTGGTCGCCGCGCTCTCACCTTCGCTGATCAGGTCACGGATGGTCTGCTCGAACGGGAGAGGCACAATGTCCTCCCGGCCTAAGCTGACGGCGTGAGCCTTGTCTACTCGCCGCCTGCCGGGCACTCATGCGACATCGGCTGGGAATCCGTTCCATGGCCGGCGGAGGCTAAGCCGCCTCCGCCACCCGGCTTCACGAGCCGCTTGGAGGAAGTTCACCGCTGGGATCGCCCCGGAACCGTCCGGCAGTGCGAGACCTGCGGGCGTTACTGGGTCGCCGAGCCGTACGACAACACGGGACGCACGATCACCCTCGGCGTACGGTGGCGGCCCGAGAAACGGCGCGAACGGAGACGGCGCGAGCGACGCGGCTAACCGAACGGTGAGCGCTGCACTCTCCCGCGCATGGACGTGTCCTCATCGTCGCTGCCCCATGCGGGTTCCCGCTCATCCGGGCGGTAGGCGAACTGTCCCCGCTGTTCCCACGGGCCCAGTTCCGCGGCGAGGCTGGACACGGGCTCGTCGAGGGCGAGGAACTCCGGGCCGGTCCCAAGGTTGACGAGCATGTAACTGGCCGCGTCGTAGCTATGGTCCTCGGCGTCGGTGTCCACGTCCTCCGGGTTGCCCGTCTTGGCGTGCGGCAGGGTGGGCAGGGTGCGGATCAGGTTCTCGCACCCTGGGAAAACATGCATCATCGGGCAGGTGTCCCAGCCGAGCGCGCGGTGATGCGGGCAGGCCGGGCCTTCCGCGAGGAAAGATCTTGTCCGAGTCACCCGCGTGATACGAGAATTCGGGCCTTTCCCAGCTCTCGTCAGGTGGCAGCCGTGCTCGGCGTAGACCTCCGCGATCGGTTTCGCGTCACCCAGCTTGTTCCACATGCTGTCGTCCGCGAATCGCATGGCGACGTGCTCGTCCGGGGCTTCCGCGGCGAGGATGCGGTCCGCCTGGTCGCCCTCACCGACCTGCGTCGCATACAACTCGCGGTAAAAATAGACACGTCCATCTGGGTCCAGACAGCCCCACAGGGCGCACCACGGAGCCCGGTGGCCCCAGTCGATGCCCATGTACCGCTGCCACGTATCGGGCAGCGTGAAGGCGTGCATGACGTGGCGGTCGTAGCGCCAGGAGTCGAAAACCTGGCCCGCGAAGACTGTCCAGTCACCTTCGAGGTACGCCTTGCGCAGCTTCTCAGGCAGCCCTTGCAGGTTGCGGATGTACTCCGCTCCAAGTTGCGGCGTATCACTGGCACGCGCCTGGACAAAGATCCGCCGCCGCTTGTTGGCGTCGAGGATCTCGTACTCGCCGTGGCCGGTGGCCTCCACGAACTCGGCCAGCACGCGGGAGTGCCCGATCTCGCCTGGGTTCGTAGCTGATCTCACGCCGAGGCACGGCACGTCCGCCTGGCCTGACCGGACGCGGGTGTAGAGCATGTCCACCACGTCAGGGAGCAGGGTCGTTCGCTCGTCGATGATGAGCAGGTTGATCTCGGCGGACAGGAACGCGGAGGCTTCCTGCACGTTCTTGGCGTGCGAGAACGTCAGGACGGAGCCTGCTGGAAATCTCAGCTCATGGGTATCGGCCCGCCACTTACAGCCCAGGCGCGAGGCATAACCGTAGCGTGCCAGGAGCCGCAGGACGGAATGCTCAAGCTCGGGAAACGAGCGCCGGAACCAGAACGCTTGCAGTCCGGGGAAGCGAGAACACGCACGGAGCGCATAAAGGAGCAAACTGGTACTTTTCGAGCCGCCGACCGCGCCGCCGTACAGGACGTCGATGTTCTCGTCAGGCAGCGACAGGAAACGGGTCTGCGGGCCAGGGTTCGGCACGAACCCCATCAGCGCGAACACGTCGGCACCGCTTAGAAGCTCGTTCTCCCGCTGCTCAACGCGGTCCTGAAGCTGCTTCAGCAGCCGGATCTTCTCCGCCGGTGCTTGGATGATCGCTGGCATGCTGGCCCAGTTCCGCCGTCAGCCGCAGGATCTCGGCATCAACGGCGTCCTCCGTGATGACCTCAATGCGCGAGCGGGCCGGCGCGTCGTAGCCGAAAATCTTCGCCCTCCGTTCCAGCAGGGCCCGGATGTGCGCGATGGCCGAGAGGATCGGGCCATCCTCCAGCACGTCCTCGTAGACGGGAATCGTCTTGCCTTCCACGTCGAGGCGCATGTTGCCGTCGTCGTCCAGTTCCACGCCGATGCGGCGGCGGACGACCCGGCCGTTGGAGTAGGCGAGATGCTCACGT